TAGAGGACGATAAAGGAAACATTATTGTTGAACTTCCAGAAGAAGTAGATGGATATGCATCACTGGTAAAACAACGTCGTGTGTCACGAAAAATTGATGAAGACAAAGCAGAAGAAGTTATTACTGCACACGGTATGGAAGAAACACTTTACAAAACAATTCGTGTAGTAGATGAAGATGCACTTATGGCTGCTCTTTATAACGACGAACTTACAGAAGCAGAAATTGATGAGATGTATCCTCAAACTGTTGTCTGGGCGCTAGTACTAAAGAAATAACCATGGCTGGTTTACGAGGACAAGATGAGATTGAGGCAGCTTTTGCTGACCTTGAATACATACCTGGCTCTAAGAAAAAACGCCGTGAACAAGACCCAAAGGTTTCTCGTCGCAAGGCGGGAGAAACAAATGGTTGGGATGCAAACCCAATCATCAAAACATTAGGTGGAGTAGAAACAGAAGTGTTTACCATCGGTGCATTAGCACAAGCGTTGGAAAAACAAATCGTTACTGTTCGCCTATGGGAGCGCAAAGGTTACATACCTAGAGCCCCGTACAGACTTCGTGCCAAGACACTTGGTGGTAAGAAGACTGGGGGCAATCGTGTGTACACTAGGGCGCTCATTGAAGCCACACTTGAAGAGTTCTTGAAGCGTGGCCTATTAGGAACTGCTCGTGTAGAGTGGAACCAACACGAAGACCTTACAGAGGCTCTAGTTAGCCGCTGGAAGGACATCACATCCGAAGAGAGCCGTTAGGCCTCATTACCAAAGGAACCAAATGCCGATTACAAAACCAGCAGTTGATGCTGATACGTACCTCGCTGAAGACAGCGAGACAATCCAACCTAAAGTTGGAACAACAGTACAAGAGGGTTGGGATGCAGTAGATGCCCTACTCAAGTCAGAGAACTCAGAGTTCCCAACTGATTTCCGTTTCTCTGATGAACCACAACTTATTAAGTTCTTGCAGGACCGCCCATTCGCAACGTATGAGCAGCACTGGATTGAACGTCCAAAGGGCAAGAAGTCCTTTGTTTGCATTGGCGATACTTGCCCATTGTGCGATGTCCTTGGTGACAAGCCTCGTGGAAAGTTTGCTTTCAACGTTCTCGTCCTTATTGGCGAGACAACAGGTGTGCAGGTTCTAACTGCACCACCATCACTTGCTCGTCAAATTAAGAAAGCTCATGATGATGAGCGCAAGGGACCACTTGACCGTGAGTTCTGGGAAATTTCTCGCATGGGTACAGGCCCTACAACGCAGTACACCCTCAATTATGTTCGTGGGCGTGACCTTGCTGAGGAATGGAAGCTGTCTTTGGACAGCGTTAATGAACAGATTGCAGCTGCTGTGCCGTTCACAGCAGAAGAAGTTGTCCGAGAGACCCCTCGCTCTGAACTACTTGAAATTGCACGTTCAATAGCGTAAAACTTCCACCGTAGAGGAGGCCTGCTTTTCCGTTTTGTCAGGCCTCCTCTACACAATAAGAGGGGATTTAAATGAACATAATTACAACTAAAGAACAATTAAAAGACCTTGTTGAGTTTTACTCCAAGGTAGATGGATTTGCTTTTGACGTGGAAACTGTTGGGGAAAATCGCATCCAACCAGTGGTCAACGATGTTCTGTGGATTTCACTAGCGACAGATAACCGTACCGATGTTATACCTATGGGTCATCCAAACGGTGAGTTCTTACACTGGGATAAAGAACTTCTACTAAGTGGGCAAAAGAAACTTGCTGCAGGCAAACAGTTAACTGATTTAAAAGATACAGACTTTACAAAAAACCAAGCCAAGTGGACACCAGTATTTGACGCACCCCCAGAACAATTATTGCCTGGGGATGTCTTTAAGGCATTAAAGCCTTTATTTTTTAGTGACAAGTTAAAAGTCGGTCACAACATTAAGTTTGATTTAAAATCAATTGCTAAGTATTACCGTGGAGTTGTTCCTAAGAAACCTTTCTTTGATACTTTGATGGCTGCTTTTATTATTGACAATCGTAACCGTGGAAAACTAGGACTTAAAGATTGTGCCGAAAGATATTTAAAAGTTAAGGTTGAAAAAGGTATAGGGGTAGAAGTAGAAGCGCATTCTTTTTCTGACGTTGCTCATTACTCTGGGTTTGATTCAGAGGTAACTTGGAGGTTGTACCAAGAACTTGCGCCTAAGTTAACAGGCAGTCTTGCTCGTGTGTGGGGTCTTGAGATGGATGTTGTGGGTGCATTGTGCGATATGGAATTAGCTGGTGCAACAGTAGATGTAGAAGAACTTATCAGTTTAAAAAAACGACTTGAGTTGGATATTGACGAGGCAGTAGCCCGTGCATATAGGTTGGCAGGCAAACCATTCCCTATGAACTCAGTTCAAGAAAAACAAAAGTTGTTGTTCTCGCCTAAAGAAGAGGGAGGTCGTGGAATTAAACCTAATATGAAGGTGAAGATTGCATTGACGACTAAAGGCCAGGACATGTCTGCAGCAGGACAAGCATTAACTATTAACCAGTTTTCTGTGTCGTCAGATGCTTTGGAGTTTTATCGTTCTAAAGATGAATTGGTAGATGCAATCCTTGAGTACCAGGATTTAAACAAATTGATGACTACTTATGTAATGCCGTATTTAGGTGGGGACATCACTCGTACGACAGCAGGTAAGTCACGCATTGTTGAAAAGAAATCCCTATTAATTAACGGCAAAGTACATACTAGTTTTAAATCACACGGAGCAGAAACAGGTCGTTTCTCCAGTAGTGACCCAAACCTACAGAACATTCCAAGTAGCGGTAAGTATGGAAAGCTTATTCGTAACTTGTTTATTGCTCCACCAGGATACAAGTTAGTGGTTGCAGATTACTCACAGATTGAACCACGAATCATTGCAGCGTTTTCTCAAGACCCAGTTATGGTGGAGAACTACCGTACTGGTGGCGACATATACACAGCAATTGGTGAAGTTATGGGTGTTGACCGTAAAGCAGGTAAAGTTTTAGTTCTTGCAATTGCTTACGGTGTTGGGCCAGATAAAATTGCTCAACAAGTTGGGTGTTCAGTGGATGAAGCTAAGAAACTTTTAAATAATTTTCAAGATAAGTTTCATGACATTGCAAAATACAAAGCCAAAGTAATTAGATTGTCAGCACAGCGCACACCAGTGCCTTTTGTTGAGACTATTTTTGGTCGCCGTAGATACATCCCAGACCTAAGAAGTTCTGAAAGAGGGTTAAAAAGTAGAGCAGATAGGCAAGCATTTAACACTGTGATTCAAGGTTCTGCTGCAGATTTGATGAAATTAGCCATTGTTAGGGCACATTCCTGTTTTGTGGATGAGCCCGATGTCAATGTAGTATTGACCGTACACGATGAACTAGTGACAGTTGCTCGTGAAGATTTAGCACAAGAAACAGCGGAGGCGATTAGAGTGTCAATGGAAGGTATTAAGTTGCCAGAGATTAACATTCCTTTAATTGCTGATGTAAAAATCGTAGACAAGTGGGGAGAAGCAAAGTGAGTAATGCAGACTGGTGGGCTAAACAATTAGGCACACAACCACAGGCACCAGTACAACGCCCTGTTAATAATCCAATGCCACCTTCGCAACAACCTATGGCACCAATGCCGCAACCTGTTTATGTTCCACCAGCCTCTAAAGCACAGAGCGCAAGTCAAACTGCATCATGCCCAGAGTGTGGCGGTAACAACTATATGGCTGTACAAAATGCTGCACCAAGATGTTACGACTGTGGATATCCAATCAGCCAATCAGGTAGCCGCTATGGAGCACTGACTGGAGCAAAAGTTGAAGGAAGCGCTAAACAAGCCAGTGGCAATGACATTCAAAGTAACTGGAATCCACAAGGAATTATTGGGAGGATAAATTGATAAATGACGAAGCACGAAAAATTGTTGCTCAGCTTAACAAAAAGTTCGGAAATAATGTGGTCGTTCTTGCGTCTGATATTAGGAATGACATTATTCCTCGTATTACTAGTGGTTCTACTACCTTGGATTTTGTATTGGGTGGTGGTTTCCCTGGCAACCAGTGGAATGAACTTATTGGAGAACCTTCGCACGGCAAAACAGCGTTGGCCCTTAAAACTATTGCAGCAAATCAAGCGTTAAACCCTGACTACACCACAGTGTGGGTAGCAGCAGAGCAGTGGGTCCCAGAGTACGCAGCAATGTGTGGCGTAGATACAGAGCGTGTAATTGTTATTGAAACATCTATTATGGAAGAGGCATACCAAGCCGTTATTCAGTTTGCAGAATCTAAAGCTGTAGATGCCATTGTGATTGATTCACTTCCAGCTTTGTCTCCAATGCCAGAGATGGAAAAAGATATGAGTGAAGCCACCGTTGGTCGTGGCGCACTACTTACTAACAAATTCTTCAGGGTTGTCGGGACAGCGATGAAGAGGTCACTGGTTGAAGATGAGCGTCCTGTATTGGGCCTCATCATCAACCAGTACCGCATGAAAATCGGTGTGATGCACGGAGACCCACGCACAACTCCTGGCGGAGAAGGAAAGAACTATGCTTTCTTTACTCGCTGTGAAGTACGCCGTAAGGAATGGATTGAGATTGGTTCAGGAACAAACAAGGTTCGTGTAGGACAACAGATTGTTGTTCGTACATTGAAAAACAAAACTGCACCACCACAACGTGTTGCATATTTTGATTTCTACTTTGCTGAAGGTGGAGCCTGTGCTCCAGGAGAGTTTGACTTTGCAAAAGAAGTTGCATCTCTTGGCGTAATCATGGGCGTCATTGAACGCAAAGGTGGTTGGTTTTATCACGGAGAGCGCAAATGGCAAGGAATTGAGTCTGTCATTGCTAGTATTCGGGAAGAAGTTGACCTTAAAGAAGAGATTCAAAAGGCTGTACTGGCATCAAATGCTGCACCATTGGCAACTGATGAAGACTGAAGGACAAAAGCAATCTCAGAAGCATGAAAAACGTCTTGCTAAAAAAATTGGCGGTAAGACAATGGCTGCATCTGGAGCGTTTTGGTCCCATAAGGGAGATGTTCGGTCAAGCGACCTCTTGATTGAACATAAGTTTACAGGGAAGAAATCTTTCTCTGTAAAGGCAGAGGTGTTGAAGAAGATAACAAGAGAGGCAATCCTTGATGGACGTATGCCCGTACTGGGTGTCCATCTGGACGGGGAGAATTACGTGATTCTCCTTGAAGACGATTTCTTAGAGATGAGGGACCGACTAAAGGATGCCTAATACATGTATGAAGAAGAATCACCGTGGTGGTCTAAAGCACGTTGCTTTGGAGCAGCACCAAAGAGTCAAACTGAGGAAGATATTTTCTATCCTCCAAGAGACAAGGAACGATATAAATTAATAGCTGAAAAAGCCAAGGTGTATTGCCTAGGTGAGAATGGTAAGAATCCATGTCCAGTGCTAAAGGATTGTTTGTGGGATGCAGTCAGTCGTGACGAACCACATGGAATCTGGGGCGGATTAAGCCACAGAGAAAGAAATGCTTTGACACGTAAGTGGAAAAAAACATTCGCTAAGAAGATGACACTCAAAGAGTACATTTTCAGTAAGGACTAACATGGAGAAAGAACTGAAGAAGTTCTTAGATGCTAAGAAAACGACAACACGCTTATTGGGCGATGTTGAACGGCACCTAATGCGTCGTCCCGTGGGTGACCGTCGTATGGACGTTCTCCACCCATCCGAGATGATTAAACCTGATTGGTGCCATAGGTACCAGTATCACTTGTTGATGGGTGGGGAAGCCAAACGAGACAAACCAAATCTTCGTTTACAAAACATTTTTGATGAAGGCCATTACATCCACGCTAAATGG